GTTGCTGGTAAAAATATGCTTGACTGCATCACTGGCATCTTTAAAGTCATTGCTATCTTTAGTTAGGCTAATTTCTTCTGGTTGCCAAAAGAATCCTCTGGCAGTGGCTTCAAAGTCAGCAATCTTAGGATAGCGTACTTCTTCAAATCTCTGTATGGTCACAGGACCAGCTGGGTCAAGAAACATCTTGCGACTGGTGTAGTTGGTTGGTGTTCGTAAATTGTATTGTTCTTTGCTCATTGTATTCTCTTGTTAATAAGTTTAATCCCGCCGTATGTAACTAGAACGAGTGTTAGTACCTTTGCAATCAATTGCCATTCTACGTTATTATCGGCTTCTATGTCGATTTTTGCAATCGGAGTATCTACGTTTACCTTTAATTCTATGGGAGCAGGTCGTGCGGCTTTTTCTTGACCGTATAAAAACATTACTGTTGCCACGCCAATCATTAAACTGATCCAAATTGATATTATTAATTTTTTCATAATTTACAGGCCTCGCAGGATTCTTCACCATCAAAGTCAATCGGTTCTAGCATTGGGGGTGTTTCTTCTGCTTCTGCTTTACTACCTGCTTTATTCACGAGGCTATAATAAAAAGTTTTTAGGCCCCAGGCGTGTGCCTGCATGAGATTTTTGGCAATCAGTGTGGTTGGTACTTTACGATCTGCAAAATGTGCAGGATTATAAAAAGTATTTGTACTGATACTTTGATCCACATAGGCTGCAATCACTGCCGCTGTTTTTAAATAACCATCACAGTCTTTCTGTTCCCACATGAGCTGATACCGGTTCTTTAACTTGTGATATTCAGGGACTACTTGTACGAACGATCCTGCTTTGCTTTCCTTGACTGAGATTAAACTCATGGGCATTTCAATACCGTTGGTACTATTGATTACAACACTGCTTGATTCTACAGGTGCCACTGCCATTAGGGTGGCATTACGCACACCCCACTGGCGCATGTTGGTTCTCAGTGTTTCCCAATCCAGTTCAGGGGCAAAGTCTGCCAGGTCATTTACACCTCGGGCTCTTAATTCCCACGGAAATACACCTTGACCATAACGAGTGTGTTCACTGTGCAGGCAAGCACCACGTTCTCTAGCCAGTTCCACAGTGGCTTCTGTTAGATAAAATGCTTGGTGTTCCATCCATGTTTTAACATCTTGTAGGGCATCCTGCTCGCCGTATCGGTAACTGCGTTTGGCATGCCAGTAAGCCAAGTTGGTGACGCCAATGCCCAAGGGCGATATTTCGTCATTGCTGAGTCGGCTTTGTATACTTAAAAAGTCTTGATAGTCAAGTATGTTGCATAGGCTACGTTGTAGGATACGACAAGCACGGCGCATGTCTTCGGGATTACGGAACGCACCCCAGTTGATTGAACCCAGAGTACACAAGGCAATTCTGCCGGTGTCGTCATCTAATCTCTTAAAAGGTTTGGTGGGCAATAGAATTTCGCAACACAAGTTACTTTGATAGATTGTATGATACTCAGGATCAAATGGACCTTGATTCATGACATTGTCAATGAACACAAGATAGATACGTCCGGTATCTGTGCGTTCTTTCAGTATGCCTGACTTGAATACTTCTTCGGCACTCATGGTCTTGGTACGCAGGTCTTGACGCTTTTCGTACTTGACATACAGTTTTTCAAACTGTTCTGTGTTTTTATAAAAAGCTTCGTACAAGTCAGGCACTTCATTGGGATCAAAGAATGTAATGTCTTCTTTGTTTTTAAAACGTCTCCAAAAGAAAGCACTCAACACAACACCATAATCCATGTGTCGGACTCGAGTTTCTTCTGTGCCTTGATTGTTTTTTAATACAATTAAATCATCAAACTGATGATGCCATATGGGATAGAACACTGTGGCACTTGCATTGCGAATACCACCTTGACTGCAACTACGCAGGTCGCCAAACCACTTTTTCAAAAAAGGTATCATACCTGTGTGCATGATTTCTCCACCACGTATGGGCGAACCCAAGGGACGCAAGCGACCAATTTCCAAACCAATGCCGGCACGTTTACTGGCATACTTGGCCATCATTTCGCCCGATGCAAATATGCTGTCAAGATCATCGTCGGCCTTGATCAACACACATGAACTAAATTGTTTTGTAGGAGTACCCAAGCCGGCCAGCACTGGAGTGGCTAGAGTAAATAAACCATCACTGGCACAGTTGTAATATTCTTTGATATAACGCATACGTGCCGAGTTGGGTTCTTCTCTATGGAACACTGTGGCTGCAGCAATCATGTATCTAATCTGCGGAGTTTCGTATGTTTGTCGTGTTGTACGATTTTTAACAAGATACTTCTCAATCAACTGCTCAATAGCCGCATAGCTGTACTGTTCATCTCGATCGTGATCCAGCATGTCGTTCATTCTATTCCAGTCGTCTTCGGTGTACCATTCCAGCAGTTCACTGGTGTATAAACCTGTGGCAACATTTGTTTTTACAATTTCATATAAATGAGGCACTGCATAACTGCCATACACATCTTTGCGTAACATGCTTAAACGTTGTTTGCCTGCCACGTATTGATAGTTGACATGTCCGACATCTGGGTTTGATTCTACATCAATCAGATCCACTATGGCTCGTAATGTAATTCCGTCAATTTCTTGTGTTGTAATGCCATCATAAAAGTGCGGTTGACTTTTAATTTCTATCATACTCTGACTGACATCAGCAATGCCAGTGCATATTTTAGTAATTTGTGCTTGCCACTTTTCTACTGCCAACGGTTCTCGTGCGCCGCTTCTTTTTGTGACTTGAATTTGTGTCATTGAATCCTCTAATATTCTTGTAATTTTAAATCCGTACTGCTGTAAGTTTTAATGTGTGTTAGATTTTTATTTATTGAAACAATATTTACTACTTTGCCATCCTGGAAATTAAGCACATATTTCCCTTGATCCAAAACGACTAAATTGTAAGTGTGTTGTGTGTTGACATCATTATATACCTGTATTTCTGATTGCAAATCAGATCCGTGTTGCGTAAAGTATATAGTATACAACATTCCAGCCGCTCGAGCAAGATCACAGTAGTAATTTTCCGCAATCAACTCCCAAGGCGTGGGCCAAGCATCGGGGTAGTCTGGGTCCAAATAAAAAGGACAAAAAGGACAACTGTGCCAAAAATCACTCACACTTTGCAGTGCCTGATCCACAGGCAAGGCGTCTAGAGTTTTTCTGAATGCTTTCCAATGAGCAGTCCGCTCACTGGCTGGTAATTTCCACATGAATTATCGTACAGTGTTTATTTGATACAGCATGTTTGTTGCTGTGGTTGTGGTATAATACAGGTTGGCTTGAGTGGAATTGGCATTGGCTGAAAATACAATATCCGTAGCAGCAGTTTGGTTATAATCTTCATCGTAGGCAATGGTACTGCCTGATGCAAGTCTTGATAAATGAATAGCACCCGAGCGTTGCACACTGCCCTGTGTCAAGGTATAATTAATTGTGGCATTGTTGCTGGTAACAGTGGTGAGTTGACCCGATGACGCAGCAGATAATGCCACAGACACTGTGGAGCCAAGTTGTCCCTGGATTGAAGCTACATTGCTTTGTAAGCCTGCAACGTTACTTTGTATGGCGGCAATGTTGGCTGACCCGCCAGTGGTCATTATTTGTGTTCGTCCACCGGGAAGCGGGGCTCCTTCGCTGGCAGTTCCGTTGCCGATCCATAATTCATTTGTGTCGGTACTCCAACCAAATTCGCCTGAACTTAAAGTTGGGAGGTCTTGACTGAGTCCCCTGCGTATCTGAATGCGACTTATTTGAGTTATTGCCATACTTAAATATTCCTAGTTGTATCTAGTATTTAGTTTGTGAGATAATATAGCTCAACTCTCTTGTTCCATTGATCAGCATAGTGATCAAATTCTGCACCTTCCAGTACAAATTCTTGATAAACTGGGGTATTGTACACACCTGGTGTAATTTCTTTTGGTTGCACACACATCATAACAACACCTTTACGAATGTTGGTTCCGTGTGTTGCATTGTGAGCTTGAGCATAGGCCGTTAATTGTATAAAATAGTCGTCAATATACTCACGTTTTTTAAGTTTGTTGCTTTGTTTGTAATCCATAATGGCAGGCTCACCACCATGCACTCCCACTGAGTCAGTTGTGCCGGCATATAATCCACTGTAGTACACCGGTACTTCCACTCCCCATACTTCATTGATGGCGGCAAATCCGTCTAGGATTACCTGTGCTGCCATTAGCCAGCTGGGCATGGCAAAAGGATTGGTGGGCGGGTCACGCATGTCTCCGGTTTTGACATAGTGTTCTAGATAGGTGTGCATCCTTGTGCCCCTATTGGCAGCCTCTGTGGTGATTTGTTGGGCACGTTCCACACCTATGCTTCGTCTCCAGCGATCCAGTGCATCACGACTTTCTTGACTTTTTGTTCGATCCAAGATTGATGTTACACTGGCAACTTTAGATCCGTCGGGTAAACAGTAGTGTCTTTTTCCATCTATGGTTTCACGGCTCAGGGGTTCATAATTGTATCGGGATATTAGCATTGGTTAAATAATTGTTATGGGCACTGTTATTACTGTGTCAAACTCGCAGAGATCTGAGTTTGATTTTTCCGTTCTTGAAATTAACTCTAAGTATAACATACTTATTCACTGTGTCTACGACCCTGTCAACCACTTTGATGAGGAATTCGCTTTTTTACATGACGCTGCACTAGATCACAACACGTTGGTGATACTGTGGCATGCTGTGGAGCAGGGCTGGTGGGAACAGGCATGGATAGAAAAGCTCAGTAGTATTGTGGCTTCTGCCCCATATAAATTAGTACTGTTGACTGGTAGAAGTCATCGGCTCAATATCAACAAACGATATCCACATCAATTTGATATTAAATTTTTTCCAGTGTTTGACATACGATCGCAGAGCATATTTTCAGTTAATGATATCCCAGGACCACAACCGATCAATACTGTTAAATCTAAAAAATTCATGTGTATCAATGCCAAAGATGCTGCTCATAGAAAATATATATTAGGCACATTGATGAAACATGGTCTCTTAGGTCAAGGCACTGTGAGCTATCAAGGTAGACCGGGTCTACAAACTGAATTTGAATCCATGCATGGATTTACCGCAGATCAATTAGAACATGTCAAACAGATAAGTGATCCTGTGTTACCTATACAGCTGGACCACAGTGATTGGGCTGGTTCATTGTCAAGAACTCTTTTTTTAGACAGTTACATAAACATTGTGGGAGAAACACACTTTATTAATTTGCCACGTGACAGTAATGCCAGTTTTGTGACAGAAAAAACATTTAATGCCATTATCAACAATCAAATGTTTATCATTGTTGGACATGCAGGTAGTTTGGAACTACTACGGCATTTGGGATATCGCACATTTGACGGGGTTATTGATGAAAGTTACGACACCGTGCTGGAAAATAATCTTCGGTTAGAAATGGTGGCCAAGGAAATTGTAAGATTTCTCTCTAGGTCCATTGAAGAAATTCAACAGGACTATGTTCAAGTACAGGCCGCGATACAACACAACAGAGACCTGTTGTACAGTCAAAGTTTGCAAACCAGATTACAACAATTAGTCAACCAATTCGGTTAGTGCATTTATACTCTAAAACTTTCCCCGCAACCGCAACGGTCACGTTCTTGAGGATTATTGAATTCAAAACCTTCATTTAAACCTTGACGTACATAGTCTACTAATAGCCCATCTAGTATCGGAAGATCTCGTGGATCCAACACAATTTTAAAACCGTCAGACTCAAATATTAAATCAGCGGGCAAGGTGGCGTCTACATATTCCAACACATAGGCCAGTCCTGAACAACCTGTGGTTCTTACTCCAAGTCTTATACCTATGCCTTGACCTCTGCGATCAAGATTGGTGGCAATCTTACTAGCGGCTCGGGGTGTAACATGTATCATTGTTTGTTTTTATAGTCTGCTATTGCGGCTCTTATGGAATCTTCAGCCAAAATCGAACAATGAATCTTGACTGGTGGCAATGCCAACTCTTGGGCAATTTGTGCGTTGTCTATCTCCAAGGCCTGATCTAAAGTTTTACCTTTGACCCATTCTGTAACCAGACTGCTTGACGCAATGGCTGAACCACAACCATAGGTCTTGAACTTTGCATCTGTAATGATGCCATCTATTACTCGAATCTGTAGACGCATTACATCACCACATGCAGGAGCTCCAGTGAGTCCTGTTCCCACTGCAGGGTCATTTTTATCAAGTGAGCCAACATTTCTTGGATTTTCGTAATGATCCAGCAACTGTGGTGAATATGCCATTATTGAATACCTTCTGTGTGTTTGTGTTTTAAGGACTTTTTGAGAGCTTTGAGCCAAAGTTCTTTTTCCTTGGCTTTGTTGTGATCAAAGCAGGCTTGAAGCAACTTTTTGGCTATTTTTTTAACCTTCATGATGTTGGTTCTCCGGGGTAGTGTACTGCTTGATTATAACAGAATTAACCGCGTTTGCCTAGAGCACGGTTGGCCATACTGGATACTGTTTTTTCAGGTGCTGTTTTAACAGCTTCACCCTCTTCACCAGGTACCTCAACATCGCTGTCAACAGGATTGATGAAAACATACTTTTGCCCATTTTCATCGTCTTTGATATTGGCAACAATGCTTTTTACTGCTTCGTTGTGTTGTTTGGCTTTTTGCAGTGTTTCCAATGTGAATGCTTCTGCGCCAGGTTTACTGCGTACCAGGTTGATCAGTGCTTCCACAGATATTTTTGGCACTGTGGCATGATCACTGCTGTACTGTAATTCTCTCAGTGTGTCAATCAATGCATCATTGGCCGCATGGTCGGCGTCATCTTCAACAAAACCGGCTAGGCCATCTTCATTTAATCGACGGGCAAATTCTGTAAATCGCATTAACGCTTTTCTCTGCCAAGTTCTTCTGGTCCACCAACTGCTGCATCAGTGCCATCAAATCCATCGCCCTCTGGAGCCGGAGCTTCTGGAGCAGGAGCCATACCCGAGTCAGGAGCCGGGGCACCCATACCAGTGTCCATACCACCCATGCTCATGTCCGGAGCAGCTTCGCCAGTCAATGCACGGGCAGCACCGTCGGCCTGTTCACGA